AAATTTTAAAATAAATACATTCTTTTTTGTTTACTATATTATGAAAAGTACAAGATTTCTCCTGTACTAATCTAAATCTTCGCCATTCACATGAGGTCTTTTATAACTCCTTAAATGGCTTTTTATGGTGCTTTTTAACCCTTTATTTCCCTATAATTTTGTACGCTTTTAAACCAATTATAGAGCTATGTCGTCCATTTGTCGTCCACTATCGGGTATAAAAAAAGAGGCTCTACGCCTTTATAGACGTAGAGCTATTTTGATTAGCCGATTACTGTACAATTTCCAGGTTTAACCCAGCCTAAGCCGTCTAAGTGTGCTCCGTAAGCATTACTGTTATAGATTGTAACAGTGTATGTGCCGCTTATTTTAGCGCCTCTTCCGTTACCGTTAGAGTCAGCGTATACATACCCAGTATACTTAACCTTAGCACCTTTTCTCATCTTAGGCTTATCGCTGTTATCCGCATTGATTTTAGCCTGTACTTCACTGTAACGATTACCTAAGACAATTTTTCTTGTATTGTCGTTTCCGTACTTACCGCTCCAGACTTCTTTAACTAAAGTATCGACACTAGCGCTAGCGATATGATTAATAAAGGTTTGTACTTCTTCATAACGAGTGCCCAATTTGCTCTTTCTTTCATTACCTTTTCCGTATTTATCTTGCATAACCCCAACAGCTAACTCTAGCGTTGTTCCACTAGGCGTTGCTGGTGTTGACGCAGGACTTGAGGCATTGTTACTTTCTTTGGAGAAACCATTTAGTCCTTTTTCTTTTATCACTGCTGCGTAATCACAGTAAGCGATATTTCTATCAAAACGTTTGCCACCTAAGTAATACATAGATGTAAATTGATGTAGGTTATACGAAGTGGATTTATCGCTTTGTAGATTACCGTTATTCGTTCCCCAATTAGCAACCCAACGATCATAGGCTTTACTCATGTTTTTTAGTTGGTTGCTAAACCAGCTCTCACTAGCGTACACACCTACATAGTAGCCTTTATCCTCTACATATTTACAGAAGTTCTCACAGATAGCACACAATGTCGCATTTGACGGCATACCATGTTTTTTCTTATAGGCGTCTGCGTCTTCCATGTCAATATAGACAGGGTACTCAAACGTCTTACCTTTAACAGCTTCTAAAAAGGTTTTTGCTTCTGCCGTTCCCTCTGCAGCACTTAACGCGTATGAATACCAGTAGGCACCTACCTTTAATCCTGCGGCCTTAGCAGCTTTGTAATATTCTTCAAACTTTGTGTCTTTCTGAGAGATACTTGATCCATAACCTGCTCTCAAGATAACGAAGTCATGCCCTGCAGCTTTAATCGCTCCAAAGTCGACACTTCCATTGTGTACGCTTAAATCTAAACCATATACTGCCATTTTTATATCCTCCTTTTATTCTAATAAAAAAAGGATCACTCTTTACGAGGATCCTCTTCGGGTAAGTTCATTAAGTCATTGTATAAATGCTCTCCGTGTCCGTTCCCACCATGAGCATGATAATAATTAAATTTCGCCTCTAGGGTTTCTTTGAGAAAACCAGGCATATAGCCTTTACGGGTATATTCTCGGTGCATATCGTAGAGATACTGTTTTATATCCGCGATATGTAGCTCGATAAGACTTGTAAGCTCTTCATTTTGTCTACGATCCATTTCCTCCAGAAATTCCTCTCTTTGCTTTTTTAAGGCTAATTCTTGTTCTTTTTCTTTTTGCGCCAGGCTTATCTTCATTTTACGATTTTCTTGTAAAACAAAGAAACCATAGCCTATGAAACCGGTAGCAATCGAGGTAATAATTGTTGTAACAATACTAATCATTATCCTGCCCCTCCGCAGAAGTCACGGAGGGTTTGGTCTCCAAAATGCTTTTAAATGTGCTGTACGCCTCCACTAAATAACTTAATGCTATTCTTCCTATAGTGACTATAATAGCCGCTACAGTAACTAGATTTTGTAGTTCTTCGTTTAGCTCTGGAATATAAGCGCCAAAGTACGCGACTATAACGTCTATAGCTAAGACAAGCATAAGAGTAGCTACAATTAATACTACAGCTTTCTTAATGGATTGCCCCAACTTATACTTATCGAAACTATAATTTAATAATTCTACATTTAGATATACTGAAAATAAGATATTAGCTAAATAAGCTAGAAGAAAAGCGCCATACGCATATATGACGCTCATAATATCTGTTGCAATAAATTTCATATCCAATCCTCCTATTTTTCACTAACTGCGGTTGCGGTTTCTTCGGACCAGCCATACACCCCAGGTTCCCAAACATTACTGTCAACATCACTTACCCATAATTTGTTGTTGTGTGATACAACGTCACCCTTTTCGTAAGCGTCGTGGGCTCCTTGTGGTTGAGTCCATATAGAAACACCGTCGTCTGTGAAACCAATTTTTTTATAAAGGCTCTCTACTGAGTCAGGTGTCCAATCTTCTTGAGAGATGTGATCCTGTTGTACCCTGTATAATTGAGTTTCGTTGTCAGCATTGACTCCATAACTGATAATGTCACCGATTTTATACGCTTTAGGGCAAGACCATTTCGGATAAAGATCCGCTAACTCCATAGCTTTATCGTCGCTTAGCTCTAAATTTTGTGTAGCTAGTTGTAGAGCCCTATTAATCTGCAAAGCGATACTTAATTGTTTACTATTCATTTTGCGCACCTCCTAGCATGGTTGCAAGCAATACGTTGTTATCATTAACTTGATTTGCCATAATCATAATATACTCGTCTTTTGTATACTCTATTTCATCATAGATAAATCCTTTAAAACCCGGTGTATCCTCTGTTTCTGGTTCATCAATGGCAACTATATTACTGCGTACATAGGCCATGCTATCAGTCATAACGATAGGCTTTACTGTCTCATTTGCGGTTCTTACGCCTTTTGTTACGATCATATTTTTTACCACCTTTCTTTACGTTTTGGAGATAATACTCGTGCATAGGCTTTTCAAGCGGCGCCATGTACTTTTGATATAGCCTATAGCTATCGCAGTATTTTAACCAGCCTTTATAGCTATTAAAAGAGCACCACTCGTTATAGTTAATACGCCTACCTTGTGATAATTTCTTAGATATTCTACGCATTTTTCTCTTTAAATTTTTAGCAGTATTCTTTCTAAGAAGTACAAAGTCCCGAAAGACACGATAGCCTAAAAAGTCAATACCTCTTATATCGACAGGAAATACTTGCCAATTATCTTTTATCACTAGGTCCATTTTATCTTTTGCAAAGAGTTCTATTTCTTTAAACAATGCGTGTAGATACTCTTTAGATCCATGTAAAATAACCATGTCGTCCATATATCTAAAATAATATTTTACACCCTTTTCCTCTTTGAGCCAGTGATCTAAAGATGATAAATACAAGTTGCCACTATATTGGCTTATATAATTCCCTATTGGTATACCTACTTCTCCTGGGGTGCTATCTATAATCTCATTTAGCACCCATAATAAATTAGGATCCTTAAAAATTTTAGCATAAGTAGCTTTTAGCTTATTATGCGGTATAGATTGATAATACTTACGCATATCTAACTTTAAACAGTATCGCGTCCCTTGTTTATCTTCTCTTAATGCTCGTCTAAGTCTAATTAAAGCAAGGTGCGAGCCCCGTCCTGGTATAGCCGAGTAAGTATCTTTTGTAAAATTCCTGATAAGCATAGGCTCAATAACCCTTAAAATAGCCCACTGTACGATCCTATCAGGATAGTAAGGAAGTTTATAAATAGTTCTAAGTTTTTGCCCCTCTATGCGATTAAAAATGACATACTCCGACGTATGAAAAGTTTTATCGAGGAGACTGTCTTGTATCTCCTTTAAATACTTTTCTGGATCAGTATCCACCATTTTAACCTCTCTATAAAAGGTCTTTCCTTTTCTCGCAGATTTGTGAGCCAATTTTAAATTTTCCATACTACAAATAGTAGACCATAAATTACCGTATCTTTTCATGAAGCGTATTTCCTTTCTCTATGTGCAAAAGGCCGAGTTTTCGTCTACATGACTACTAACACAGCCGATCATATTTTATGTGTTTTGCCACTTGGCAAGGCACAAAGCCATAAACCCACTTATTATCTTCTTTACCTTTGCACATGGTGGACGTGGGCGCCGATATTACGATTGCGATTAGACGCTGCATTATTCAAATTCAAATAACCCGCTCCGGCATTAGTACCATTATTCCAATGACCGCTGAGCAGAGCCGCCGAAGAGGCGCACAGCCGAATATCGAGACATAGTGCCTATTAAATCGTGTGTTACTTAGTTATTTAGGCTTCTGGTTTATATTCTCCGTTGCCGTCAGGCACATAGAGGACGCGGGCGCCGACATTACGAATGCGATAAGACGCCGCACTAAGCAAACTCAAAAAACCCGCCCCGGCATAAGTACCATTAATCCAACGACCGCCGAGCAGAGCCGCAAGCCAGCCTTTATAGTTACTGTTTCGATAAAAATAATCGCATAGTCCCCAATTGCTGGCTCCCTTAGTTTCCGAAGCTATAAACATACAGTCCATATCTCCGTCTGCCTCATAGCAAAAAGCACTAACGTAGCCATCTGTCTGGCATACAGTGGCATTAAACTTTTTATAAGGGTCGTCTCCTGTAGCGTCAGCATAACCGTGATCTGCGTAATAAATTTCATGAACATAATTAGATGAGTCTCTATTAACATTAAGACCCTCTACCCAAGTCCAGATATTACCCCAGCCGTTTTCACGACCTCTGTATGAAACTGATACCTGACCATTTGTCCCCTCAGCCATTCCCGAAGCATTACCTAGACTAGAGGTGTATCCTGTTTTAATGGCCATATTTGTAGTGCCGTCGTCTGTTAGCTCAGTAACGCCTTTACCAATTAACGACTGTGTATCAAAAGACGCATACTCTATTAAAAATAAAAGCAAGTCGGAATATACCGCGAAGCAGTCTTCTAACTGCCACCCGTCTCCTCTTTTTTGTGCTAACGCTCTGCTGTTAGTTCTAGTAAGATTTTGCGTTACCCCACTTGCAGGCTTAGCGCCCGAGATACTACATAATAAATCGGCTGTAAAATCTGCCACCTGCTCGTCGTCATAAAGATATGCAGTGGCCGAAGTATCATAAATGCTACCCTCAAAGGCAGACAGATAAATGTACTCTTTAGTTACTCCGTTTCTATTAAAAGCTGGGTGTAACTTAAATCCTGGCTTAGGCTTATCGCTAATATAAGCTCTAAATTTTCGCATATGATACCCTACACCGTTAGCAATAGGATCTAAAGTTAAAGGCACAATTTTGTAATAGTATTTTGGCTGTTCTACCATAACTTGTGCGATTGTACCGCTTGCGTAAGTTTCTCCGTTTTTTGTTATAGCCGCACTTGTTTTACCTGTTTCGCTATAACCTGTTTCACCACGATAGGCTAAAATAACGCCGTCGTTTGATACGATACAACGTCTACGTTTCCATGGTGTTAAGCTATCAAATTGCGTACCAGGTGTTAATAACGTAGACGCACCTAGGCGTGTAAACTTACGATTAGGAAAGTCTACCTCTACTCCCCATACGTCAGTATCGGACAATCCCACAGCGTCCTTGATAGTGCTAATTTCTGCTTTAACCTCATTGAGCATGGTCGCTGTTGCAAAGGCTCCTGAGTCAACTTCCATAGTTACATTAGCAGAGTTACCTACCTGTATAGTTAAAGACACCTCTAAGCTAGAGGCGTTTTTCCCATTGTCAGCAGGAAACCAATCGCCTGTACCTTGTTTTACTGGAGTTACTGCGTAAAGAATTTCTCCCTCCGTTGGGTCTTTAGCGTAGAAACCTAAACAGCCAATTTTATAACCAGTAGTAAGACCGCTATTGCTTATTGCCGCTAATATGTCTATATACACAGCGTCTCTTATTTTAACGTCAGAGATAAGCGTATTTTGTTTTACATTAGGTATAGCGGTTAAAGCTTCAAACACAGAGCTAGCGGTATCATCTGCGTACTCTTGGCTTGACACTACCATTTTAGTAAAGTTAGTCGTAGTCCCCGCTCCAATTTTCGCCATTAGAGCACGGCCCTTATTTGTAATATAAGTTTTATTGAGTTCCATATTTGCCCTCCTAATTTTTAATAATGCGAGCTACTGCTACAGCCGCTACAGGCTCTAGTTTTTGCTCTGTTTCAAGTTTTTGGTCTTGTGCGTCCGTTATATCCTTATTAACAGA